TTTCAATGACATGTGGGCGAGATGCCGCGCCCGTAACAGGATACGCTCCGCTTGGTTCATCAACCAGGAGATCGAGCCCCAGCTTCCGAAAATGGTGGTTGCCACCGGTACGTATTCCGGAATAACTGTTTACATGCCCCCGACCGGCATAGCGGGGCAGATGTACGGTACGATTTTCGGCCGGCCGGTAATCCCCATCGAGCAGGCGTCGGCAATCGGCGACGTCGGCGACGTCATCCTGGCAGACATGAGCGAATACCTGTTAATCGACAAGGGCGGTATAGAAGGAGCTTCCTCGATTCACGTCCGCTTCCTGTACGACGAGTCTGTTTTCAGATTCATTTACCGCGTTGACGGCCAGCCGAAGAGGAACAAGCCCCTGACACCTTATAAAGGCGCCAACACCCTCAGCCCGTTCATTGTCCTCGAAGCACGGTAATAAAAAATAAATTGAAAGGAGACGTAAAATAATGTTAAGCGAAAGATTTAAAATCAACGCGGCCATATATCCAAGAGCCGTCAGCTCATCCGGCACGACCAGCATATATTTTGACCTCTCGAAGTCCGAGAGCGCGACGTTTGTCTGGGATGCCGACCAGACCGCGCTTACCGCAACCTCTGTCGGCCTTGTCTACCAGGCAACCGACGAGCTGGGCACCAATGCGGCAGCCATAACGGCGACATCGACCACGCTGTATAACTCAAGCAACCTGACCGAACTGAGTTTCGCGCCCACTGTGGATTGCTCCGCAGCCGACACTGTCACAATCAACGGCCTTACCTTTACGGGCGTGTTGTATTCGGCAGCGTCAACCGCTGACAGGTATTTCGCAACCGACGGATCCGCGGCGGGAACATCGATTATCTCGAACGCGATTACCAGCCTTGCGGCCCTGATAAACAATGAACAGTACGGCGTCCCGGGCGTGCGCGCGCTCGCGGGCTCTGCTTCCCTGACACTGTACAGGGATGAGGATTCATCCGCCAACCTGCCCGGCGATTACGACGGCATCGCAATCTCATCCAGCACGACAGCCATATGTGTGGTGACTGCCCTCCACATGCAGGGGATAATCGAGATTCAGGCCAGCAAGTTGACTTTGAGCTCCAACTTTACCCATGTGGCCCTGAACGTAATCAACACCTCGGCCAACTACACGTCCGCAGTAATCATAAGAGGCGATAACAGATACAGAAAGCCTGCGCCGCCATGCCCGATAACGCAGGTATAAAAATATTAAATATGGAGTGGGGCTTCGGCCCCTCCTCCATTATTTTTGGAGGATGGGATATGGAACAATTTGCAATAACCATAACCGCAGAGGACGGACATGCAAAGGTTGACTTCGCGCTGAACGGCCAGCCCATAAAAGGCCTGTTTGCCGTACATTTTCTTGCAAACACCCGAAGCGGCGAATTCTCCCTGATGGGCAGCCGCTTCAAACTGAACAGTACCGGTGATTTTTACATTGACCCTGACACAAAGGACACCGCAATGGAAGGCTTCAATTTGCTGACCCTTTTGGAAGAAGGGGCGCCGGCGGAGGAACAGATAAACCAGATAAGCCGGGAGATGGATTACGAAATGCAGAACATAAAGGACACATCCACACTGCGGGCAAGAAATCTGATAGCGGAAAGGCTGAGCTGATATGGGACTGAATTGGTGGCAGGAGAAAACAATTGAACACGGTGTGGCGATAGATGTTTTGGACGCTCAAACACTGACTGCGAATGAAACCATTGCGGCATTGCAATCGCTTGTCTCCGCAAATATTACGGCTATATCATCGCTTACCGATAATGTCGAAATTAATGCAAATAATATTTCAGCTAATACCACGGCCTTGGCAGAAAGTACGAAGCTGCAAGTTAACTCTGCAATGTCAAAAGCAGTTATGCGCAGGAAGGGATATAATGATATAATTCCTACTGTTGCAAATAAACGTGTGGCAATAATTGGCATACACCCATTATCGACTTTTTTATACCTTTACCATGATTCATTGAGCTATGGTATACCTTTCCACTGTTTTACTTTTACTGATTTTGTGGCGAAATATGATACAACAGCATGGAAGGCGGCATATGACATTATTATAATCGGTGGTACATACCTAGATACCGATACAGCCACGCCTACAACCGTAAAAGTAGCGATACAGGCTATAATTGCAGGTGATTTTTATAAAATCATACAAGTTTCTGATTTGGGTATGGTATATGCGGGACAAACTTCTGCATATTGGTTTGAGGATTTGGGCGTAACGGTAAATGAAGGCGGCACACCCATTACCAATAATTTTGCAACCGCTACAAACTGGGGATATACTGGCGCTCCTGACTATGTATATGCCGCAGATACATCATATACCATTATAGGTGACTGTATTAATGTCAATGGCGCAGCTTTAACAAGGATGCTATTTGCATCTACTCTTACTACACATTGGATATGTGCTGCGGAAGCAACTAAGAAATGGGCTGTAATCGGCTCTCAAGGCGGCAATAACACTTACAACAATGTAGTACATTATGGTTATTTAATAGCTTATCTTAGGGGCATAAAATCAGGATTTGCGTTTGACCGTATTAACGCTAAAAAATATGCAGCTTGGGGATGGGATTGCGATACAACAGATAACATAACCGCCATATCAAGGCTAATTTCAATAAGTGGTAGCAGACTTATTGAATTAGGTTTAGTTACGAGTAAACTTACAGAAGTTTTGCAATCTTATTATAGAAATCTACAAAATCAAGGCGCTAAGATAGTCAATCACACCTACGATCATTTTGCAAGTGCAAGTATTCCTTATCATTATCAATACCCCAAAGGTACGGAGCAGCTTGACGAATACGGACTTGCAAGCGATGGCATAGTTTACAGCACTATGGATTACACCAAACCAGAACTTACAATTGATGCCATGAATTACGGCTATCTCGTTTGTGGCTGGCTAAACGCATACAGGGGTAGGCTTACATCATATCTTCCTGTAGCAGAAGTTTCCGCAGATAAGCCTATAGCATTCACCACAGGAAAAGGAACACCGCGAATCGGTACAACTATAGACCCTGATACTTCCCTTATTCCTGATAACGCAACTATTGAGGCATATCTGAGATTTACACAAATGGTGCAAAAATGTGTGCTGGTGGATGATGAATTACCTTGTATATGGTATTGGCATGACTTATTTCTTACAGATGGATGGGACGGCTCTGTTATGACATCCGGTAATCCATATCATTCTTCTCAATCTGGCTACATGGATTTGCGTATAAAATTTTACACAGATTGTCTTGCATATATTGATAGTTTGGGATGGACACAGCTCAGGCGTTCGGAGGCTGTTGAATATATTTATGACCTGTTTAATTATGCATCCATCACGACAGAGACAATATCGGCGGGTGGTGTTACGGTAAAAGCGGTAAGCAGTCGCAGAATCAATGGTGCTACCTTAAAAATACCGACAAATGCAGCTAAAACCATCGCAAGTGTAACAGTGGATGGCGTGACCATTACATCAATTTATTATGAGAGACGCGCAGATAATAAGTGGTTATATGTTGGACTTGATTTGTCGGCTGGGAGAGAGCATACAGTAGTTGTAACTTACGCTTAGTTCACACTTGGATTATATTACGCAAGGAGATAGATTTTATGAGTCTGAAACTTGTAACCGGCGTCATAACCGAACCGGTCAGCCTGACGGAGGCAAAAGAGCATATCAAACTCGACTCGACAAGTTTTGTAGATAACATAGAAACCGTCACGAGCATAGACGGCGGTTATCACGGCACTGCCATCTACACCGGCTCAAGCACCGACGTGAGCGGCTGCGATGCTGCCGTATTGCTGGTATCCTTTTCCAACTCCGCAGGCGGCACCGTCGACCTAGACATATATGAGTCCGACGACAATACCACATTCGCGGAATGGACGGCAGGCGGCACTTTCGCCCAGGTAACCACAGCCAATGACACCGCGAATTACGAGGTAGCCTACACCGGTGGCAAGCAATACATACGCGCATATGCGACAGTCGCCGGCGCGGAGTGCAATTTTGCGGCAATGATAATAAAAGGAACGCCCGCGAGCACAGAGGATGATTACATTTCGGACTTGATCACCACAGCCCGCGAATATTGCGAGGACTATCAGCACAGGGCGCTTGCAACCCAGACGTGGGATTTGATACTCGATGAATTCCCGACAGACAGCGACTATATCGAAATCCCACTCCCGATACTGCAATCCGTGACAAGCGTGAAGTATATCGACTACGCCGGCGTTTCAGCCACTATGACTGCCGGCTTGTCTGGGTACTTTGTGGACACCGACAGCGAGCCCGGGCGCGTATGCCTGTCATACTGCATCAACTGGCCGATATTCACCGAGCAGCCATACGGCGCCGTCCGCATCCGCTTTGTCGCAGGCTACACCGAAACCGCTCCGAATGTCATCCCGAAAAAGACCAAGCAGGCCATGCTGATGCTGATAAGTTACATGTACGAGAACCGGCTGCCCTCTGCGAAGGACCTGGACCTTGAATTCAAGAACTGCATTGAAAACCTGCTTGACGCTAATAAAATTTATACCCTGTAGGAGGCCGCCATGAACCCCGGAGCGCTGAGAAGCCGGATAATAATCGAAGAAAAAAGCATAGCGGACAACGGTTTCGGCGGGCATACGGAAACCTGGTCCACGCTGGCGACTGTCTGGGCGAAGGTCGAGCATCTTTCCGGACGCGAATTGCAGATGGCTCAGCAGATCAGTCCGGATATACTCTATGAAATAACCATCCGCTACCGGTCTGACGTGACCACCAACTACAGGATAAATTACTCCGGCCGGTACTACAACATCCGGGACGTTAAGGATTTGGACAATATGCACAAATGGCTTTTCCTGAAATGTGAGGTGTTGGAAAGTGAGCAATGACAATAAGAATTATAAAAGCAATATACCGAAGGTGAAATATGCTTTGACAGAAATAGAAATGGCATGTTTTAAAGAAATAGGCCAATTAGTAAAAAATGTTGCCAGAGATAAATGTAAGCATTTAACAGGTAGACTTTTTATTAATATCAACTACCAAATTAGAAAAAAGGAAAAATCAGTGCGCTTAGGTTTAAAAAGAAAAGCATTTTACGGAATGTATTATGAATTTGGAACTAAAAAGGGTGGATCAAATGGCGGTGGCATAACCAAACAACCATTTTTAACTCCCGCAGTACTTGAAAATATTGATCGCATCAGGTTAATTGCCGGAAAATACTTTAAAGAAATCGAAAAAGAAAATATTGAAATTGGACTTTTAACAAATGACGGAGAAAAGGACGATAGTTAATGAACACAATCGAGCTTAAAAAAATGATATATACATTCCTGAAAACAAAAGTAGCCAGGGTTTACCCGAATGATGCGGTACCCGAAAATGCCGTTCTGCCATACACGACCTACCATTTGACAAGCAGCTTCACCGACGAGAACCAGAAGCTTGAAATATTCACTCTGATTGTGGATAACTGGGACAACAACTCCGACACCACAGCGCTTGAAACAGTCACCGGCAACATAGACGGCGACGGGCATGTTTCGGCGGCGACAGGGTTGCACAGAAAAAAATATTACGTGAGCGGAACCCTGCAGGTATGCGTTTACAGGGAGGCCAGGCTGGAGATAGAAGACGAGGATCCGGCGATCAGGCGCCGGGAATTGAGATATGAAGTACAGGCTTATTTATATTGAGGAGGATTTATGAAGAAAGTAGCACTGGTAGGATATGCGCCCAGCTGGAGGGACGCTCCATATAATGACCCGGATATTGAAATCTGGATAATGAATGATATGTACGATTTTGCCCCCAGGTGGGACAGACTCTTCGATATCCACATGCTTAATGAAATCAAAGCCCGCAAAAGCAGGGGCGAAGGCAACAAGCTCCATTATGAAATGCTAAAGACTTTGGATAAGCCCGTATACATGCAGCGACACTTCGACGAGATACCGGCCAGCGTAAAATTTCCGCTTGACTCCATTGTGGAAAAATACCGGATACCTGCCATGGGGGACAAAATTTTTATAACCTGCAGCGTATCCCATATGCTGGCGCTGGCGATATTTGAGGGCTATGATGAAATCCAGCTGTACGGCATCCATGAAGCGGTTGACGACGAGTACTCCTGCGAAATGCCCTCCGTCCTATATTGGCTCGGTGTCGCCTACGGCAAGGGCATAACGGTAAAAATATCGCCGGAAAGCCCGCTCCTTAAAGGATATTTTATTTACGGCTACGAGGATTTAAAAAACGCGGCCTTCCAAAAACAATTGCAATATGACTTGGACCGGATGAAACAGATTCAGGACGAAGCGTTAAAAAAACAAAAATTTTATCACGAAGAGGAATGTAAATGCATCGGCGCTACTGCGATGCTTGAGCATATAAAAAAAATATCCTCAGAAATATGAAAGGAGACGATTTAAATGTTGAGGAATATAAACCTCCAAAGATTTGCGGCACCGGCTGATATCATCTTAGGTGACGGTGTGTTTGCGATAGGCCAGACGACATCCGCGACGGTTGCCATAGCGCTTACGCGGGGCGGCGGCGTATTCAGCGTCGAAAGGGAAAACCGTATTATTGAAGCGGATGGTGACTTCGGCCCCGTAAAAGGAAGGATAAGAGTCACAAAATCGGTTGCGAAACTGAGCATGAAGGCTCTTGAGCTTATCCCCTACAGAATGGACGAGTATTATCCCTCCATGTCCGCGAGCGCGACTACTGATATAACCGCCGGCGTGACATGTACGGTAACGGGCAATCCATTATCCAGCAACATCACATCCGCTGATTATTCCTTTGTGACATGGACCGGCTACACGAAGGGCGGGACCAGGACCTACATTGAGTTGCAGAATGCAATCAATCTTGAAAATATAAGCTGGCCGCTCACCGACAAGGACGAGGTTGTCGCGGAGCTTAATTTTACCGCAGCATACGGATCATCACAGCGGACAACGGAACCATGGAAAGTTATCTTCACTAGCACCAGCTCATAAGCATCCTCCTAATCCTTTTGGGGAGGGCAATCCCCTCCCTGCATTTTTACCGATAATTTTTTTGAGGAGGATGTTATGGAGATAAATATAAGAAAGTTTGAATTCGGGGACGTGCCGAAGCTTTCAAAAATACTGAAAAAAATGGAAGTAAAAGAAGACCTGAAAAGGCTGTTCTCCATGCCGGGCGCAAAAATAAAGGATACCGAAAAAGAAAAAAAAGAGAAGGAAAAGCTTGCCGAGGAAATGGGCGCCGAATTTGGCGCCACCGCCATAGTTAATTTGTATATGGCCGAAGCTGAAATATTTGAGCTT